GCTAAGTCAATGACTTTAAAATAGTAAGGAAAAAATTTAGGGTCTTCAGTTTCAATGTAACTTTCTATTCTAGACCTATAAGTACTCATGGTCGAATGATCCTTGTATCCTACTAATGGGGCTATCTCGGTTAGCTTCATTGGACAATGGCGATAGATAAAGTACGATAAAGCCATTCTAATCTCAGCTATCCTAACAACATTGCCATCTTGATCCTTGCAAATCTTAAAGTGATTGCGGCCTCTGATGCTTTGAAGCTGTTGTAAGGTTATGCCGTAAAAATCACATGCTGCTTGGACCAGTTGTATTGCTTGCTCTTTGGTGTTCATTTCGATAGTTTGTAAGCTGCAAAGGTTTTATTGTCTTTAGTGATGTAATTAGTCCAAATCGTGTGGCCTTGGTTTCTAAGGTCAGCAATTCTGGCGGCTAATCTAAAACAGCCAAACTTGTTTAAGGCATCAATGGCGGTGATTTGTTTGCCTGATTTAAGATAAATCAAGATTCTTTCTGTTTGTGTCATGTCTGTGGTTTTTTATGGGTGAATAAAAATGAGTAAGTTTTTCGTAAGTGTAATCAAAGCCATGTCTGGATAGTTTTTCGCATACCCAGGCAAGTTCATCTTCTGTGTGGTGTATTGCATGCTGGGGAAATAAAGTGGTCCGGATTGTGGGGTTATTTTTACTTAATATCCCTATGTATTGTCCATTCCACTTAAAACGGTAGGTCGTTACTAGTTCCATCTTTTGCGGTTTTTAGTAGTGTGGTATAAAGAGTAATGATATCCTCTAAATCTTCTCTGGACCATTTTTTAACATTGTGTCGGTTTGCTTCAAGCCATTCAACTTTTTCTAATCCAATTCTTTTAATAAGATTTTTTCTATATCCTACTAAATGAAATTGATCAAAAGCATTGCAAAAACTGCCTTCTTTCCAAACATTATCTTCATTAAATCTTAAAAACGAGCCTCCCTTAACAGGTACATAATGACCAGCATCCCATTTGTCATGCCATTTGCCGCAACTTATACAAGATAAATCTTTATCTCGCATACGAATCCATGCATTAAATACCTTTTGAGCCTTTTCTGTAAGTTTAGGCAGTGATTCTTTTTTTGTAATTGCCATTTCTTATTGGTTTATCAAATGCTTCTGTATGATCCCAACCTCTTAAAATTCTTGCTCTAATTGTTGGTCTATTAGATTCAGGTATATTCAATTTTCTAAATAATTCCATAATTGGGTATTTTTCATTTTTGTAATTAACAAAAAAGGTAATTTCCCTATTGTTGGCATTTTGTAGATTAGTTACAAATCTGCAATTTGATGGCTCATAATTACCATTATTATCAATTCTATCTATTTGCAAATTATCTGCATACCCATTATTCAAAGCCCAATTTTTGAAAGCAAAATAATCATCATCCCATTCCTTACAGATAGATATACCTCGTTCAGAATAACGGTTACTCCTTATGTAAGATTTAAGATGTACCCTTTCTTTCATAGATTTCCAAGTTTTATAAATTCGACTTGTACTTTCTCCATTTCTAACTTTTTGTTTGCATCCGCAACTTATAATTCTAAGCCTTATTAATTGTGATAACCTTACTGTTTTTTGATTCCCACAATCACATTGGCATAGTATTGCCCTTTGCGTTTGTCCGCTTGGTTGGCGATAAGCATTTACCTCCTTAATTACAGTTAAATTACCAAATTTGTCTCCATTGCTAATATCTATTTTCATGATTGTATAATTTAATGCAATATACAACATTTATTTGATATTACCAAATTTATTTTATAGATTCATTTCGGCTTTACGATACGATACAATGGTTCTGATGGCATCCAACTGATGGGTGGCAGATGCGTTGACCCGGTCGGCCCAGTTGACTAAATAGTTAACCTCTTTGGCATTCGTGTTTACAAACTTAGTGATAAGGGATGGACTTAGTTTTTTGTCCAATCCTTGCTCCATAGCTTGTAAAAGTCCGGCATTAATTATCTGGTCCTGGGCTAACTTAGCCTCTGCTAGTAGCTGACCTGACTTAGCGACCATAATTAACAAGTACTCAATCCGTTCTAGGAGCTGATTGGGTTCATGTCCAATAGGGGTCTCTAAGTAGGCCTGCATCTTAGAAAGGGAGGTCCTTATCTGGTCCATTGCTTTGGGGTTTGTAAGTGTCAACTACCGTATTCCAACCGCCACCATCTTTGCGTTCCAAAATACTAATCTTTAGTTGCTTGTTACCTTGATAATCCGTTAAGAGGTCTGGATTGTCTTTAAGCCATTGGAATAGGTCATTCGGTGTGATAATGATTTGACCCTTTACAAACGAGGGGGCATTTTCTCTTGGTGCAAATACCCTAATCCCTTGGGGAAACTTTTTGTCAAGTTGCTTTTGACTGATTGCGGCTGCCATTTTGTAGCTCATTTTACTTTAGATTTACGGTTATAGATGTGGTTGATGTCTTAACTGGGGGGTAAAGGATAACGACCTCATCCTCTACTAAAATCTCTGTGCCAGGCTTAACGGCCTTTAGAAAGGCTTGGCGGTCCTTTATCTCTTTTTCAAGTTCTACCATCTTTTGAGCAAGCTCATTGTATACCGGATCGCCACAATTAGAGTAATCATATTTAACTCCAGCTTCTTTGATTTCAAATTTGGCATTGTGTAACTCAAACGACTTGCCATGCTTATTGGCTTCCTCTAAGGTCAAATCTTTGTATTCTGGATGGGTGGTTAGCTGCTTTACGATATCCTCTAGGCATTTTATTTGCAGATGCACTTTTAAGGGGTCTGTAAGGCCCTCTTTTAGGCTATTTATGACACTTTGGGCAAAGTCTTGCCTTTGGGCTTTGGTGGTCTCAAATAGGCTTAAATCGGTTGTGGTAACTATTCTCATTTTACTGTCTTTTTAAGGTGTTTGGATATGTCCTTTTGTGATGGGTTGACTATCTGGTCAATAGGCTTTCTGCGAGCCTCTAGGCGGTGCTGGAGCTTTTGGTAGGTCTTATAGTCTGGGCAGTTAGTGATAGCCTCTTGAGCCAAGACAGCCTCATCATCACTCAAATCAGTATGCCCTATCAAATTAAGTAAGATAAACTTCTCATCATTGGTAGGAATATCTTCGGTAACCTTATTAAAGTCCATCTCCTCGGCTGGGGTAGCCTCAAAGCCAGCCGCTTTCATAAGCCAGCTGATTAGATTCCTAAAGGCTTTGCCTGTGGCTCTGGTCTGAGCCATCGATAAGATAGCATACTCATCCCATTGCCTTTTGTTGGCCTCTTTGTTAGAGCAGATAGCCACTCCTTTAGAGATAACCTCGTTAGTGCCCCATTTGCAGATATTCACCTCCGCTAAGTACTTAACCTCTGTGTCGGTCGAGTGATTAGAGATGTAATTCAACTGGGGATAAAGGCCGAGCTGCGCTCCCGCCCATTGCCAGGACTCGACTAAAGGGTACTCCTTGCCCTTGATGTTTACAGTGAGCTTTTGCTCTTTTACAAATCGTTTCAGTTCGCTTGCTAGTTGCAAGGATTGTGCTGGCTGTGCCAGATCGTAGGTGATTAAATCGTTTGACATAGTGGGGTTTATTAAATCGTTTCGGATAACATAGAGCCCAAGTTGTTTGGGTTCTCCTCGTTTTTATTTACAAATAAAGGTAAGGGGAATTTGCGTTCAAACTCTTTTGCTGGTATTTTCTCATCACCGACAAGGTAGTAACCTTTGCCATCTGAGTCAATACGAAAAGGGGTAAATTGTCTGATGTACTTGTTTCTAACGTACTCTGATGCTGTCATTCTAAAATAATTGTGAACCGCTGCGATCCATTCGTTAAAGTCTCGCATGGGGTGGGTGGGGTAAGTTGTTTTCATATTGTGAATTTAAGGGGTTGTAAAAAATGCCCCCAATGTAGAAACATCGGGGTTTGATACCTATTGCTTGCCATTAATCATGGGCCATGCCCATAATATCATCGACCTTATGTTGGTTAGGTTTGTAAGATGGGGTAAATACTTTTATGCCAGCATCGAGCCCATAAGATACTCCAGTGTGAAACATAATAAGGGCAATTGCTTCGGCATCCATCCACTCCTTAAATGTTAAACGGACTCCAGTTTGGTCTGAGTACATCTTGTCGGCTGGTTCAAATAGTTCTGCTTGATAATAGCCTTGTCCAGATTCAAAAATGTGGATGGCTCTGTCTTTGGATGTAATAATTGTAATTGTCATGGCTTTTGTTTTTGATTATTGGCAAATGGTGTCTTGTAAAAGGCCTATAACATAGGCAACCGCTAATAATGCTAGTAAAAGTTTGATTGGTGCTTTCATGGTTAAATCGTTTGGTTATGGATGCAAGATAATACACTTTTACACATTAACCAAAAATATTTTTAATTTATTTTTAATTGCGTATATTTGTGGTATGGAAAAGCAGAAACGAGGTCGTAAGCCAAAGCCTGCACATCTGAAAGTGCGAATGGTCTCAGCTTACCTAACATTGGAGCAGATTCAATTGATTAACAACGAGTTCGGAAACTTGACAAATGCAGTAAAGTATCACATTTTAAGCAAATTCAATGGATATCGTGATAGCTTTGGGAACTGGCAGCCGATGGATGGACAACGAGCTGAGGTATGCCCTAAGGTCGATTGAGAAGCATCTCAAAGGCCATACTGGTCGCATTTTATTAATAGGTCAAAGGCCTAAATGGGTAAAAAATGTCGATCACTATCCCATCCCAGATGTACCAGGTCGCAAGAATTTCAGCATCTTTCAAAAGATACTAACTGGGTGCGAGATGACAAACACCCCCGATTTTATCTTTTGGAATGATGACCACTTTCTAATTAAAGACCTAAGAGTAGACCAGTTTAAGTATTGGTATGATGGTCTGTGCAGCCAATGGGCTGAAAAAGCGACTGGCTTGTATCAAAGGGCTATCACAAATACCGCCAAGCTACCCGGATGCAATGACCTTTATACGGATATCCATGTGCCTATCGTTTACAATGCGACCGAGTTTGGTAAGCTCTTAAAGCTAGACTGGAGACAAGAGTACGTGATAAAATCGGCTTATACTAGAAACATGGAGGGCGGTTTTGAATACATGGCTGACTTTAAGTTAAGCAATCAATACAATCTAAGCACTTGGCAAGGTAAGTTAGTGGGCAAGACATTTTTCTCAATAGGTTCATATACAATTAACAACGATTTTAAGATATTAATGCAAGACCTTTACCCAGATAAGTCAATCTACGAAATATGAGAATCTTCATACAAAGCCCGAACATTAACTCTCGGCATGGCGGCATACGAGTTATTAACGAATGGGCAAATAGATTGCAGGCTTTTGGGCATAAGGTTATTTTATACAACCAAGCTGGTCCAGTTAGGTGCGACTGGATGACCATAACTTGCAAGATTGTCAATACTACTAGTTTATTGGACAAATCAGACCTTTTGATAGTAACCAGCCCGCATGGGGCTTTTTTATTGGCTAAAGATAAGCCAGCCAAAAAGGTGGTTTTTTTGCAAATGTTGGAGCATCTGTTTAACATAACCAACAAATCATTTTTTGATAGTTGCTTAGCTTTATACACTACTAAATACCCTTTGATATCCATAAGCCAATGGAATATCAGACTAATGCAAAACAAATACCAAAGAAAGGGCCAGATACATTATGTAGGCAATGGAGTAAATTTAGATGATTTTCCTATTAGCAATAAACCAAAAGAGGGTAAAATAGCACTACTAGAATCGCCAGAGCCAACCAACATGGCAAAAGACACCGAAAAGATAGCAGTACAAGTAGCTAAAAACCTAATAGAGAAAGGATGGACAATAAAAGGCTTTGGTTTACAAGCAGCCAAAGACAATATCTATACAGAATACTTTACTAAGCCAAGCCTAGAAACTATGAATCGTTTATACGATGAGTCAACCATCATTATTAAGGCTACCAAGTACGATGCAAGATCAACAGCCCCTATGGAAGCTGGCACAAAAGGTACGGTAACGATTCGGGGCATAATAGAAGGGGATGATGACCTAAATGATAGCAATAGCTTTAAGACTGGCTACTCTTATGACAAGTTATTTGATGCCACCATGTTTGCAATAAATAACCCAGAGCAATTAAAGCAACGGTCTGAGAATATTAAAGCCCATGTGCAGACTTATACTTGGGATTACTGGATGTATAAAATTAATCAAATCTTATGCAGCTTATAGTTGGATGCGGTCCTAACTGGCCTAAAAGAGAAAATGACATTTTTTTGGATGTACGACCATTTGAGAATGTTGATGTAGTACATGATTTAAACTTTACACCTTGGCCATTTGACAATGACTCAATGACTGAAATATCAGCCATCCATGTTGTAGAGCATCTTAATAGCTTGCTTGACTTTATGAATGAAAGCCATAGAATACTACAAAAGGGGGGAGCTTTATACATAGAAACCCCAGAGGCAGGAGCAAGCCCAGACTTGCAGTTTGCTGACCCTACTCATGTAAGATGTTACCGGAAGCACACTTTCATAAACTATTTTACCCTATCTGAGGCTCATAAGTTTGGCTACACTGATAAACTCTGGGCTATCATGCACATAGAAACTAAAGATGGAAACCTTATTGTCCACTTAACACCCCTAAAATGAGAATCTTAATCGTTGCCCTAGAATATTTAGAGCCAGAATGGTTAGAAACCCTGAAGTGTATTGAGGAAACTGGGTTACCTTATGAGATAGTCAGCCGGGATGGGGTAGGAAATATGTCAAGGGCTTACAATACTATCATAGCCAAAAACAAAGAGACAGATTACTATTGGTTTGTTTCAAATGTAACCTTTAAGCCTCAGATGCCTTATGAGTTGGCGATGGCTTGCGAGACATTAGGCTGGGCTGGCATCCATCCGGCTATGCCTACCTCTGATCACAGGTTTCAATGGCCTAACGGACACGAACCAAAAGAAACCCCTTTTATCGAATGGACAGCCCCAATGGTCAATGCAGAGGTTTTTAACTCTTATCCATTAGATGAGATGTTGCCTTACTACTACATGGACCTTGATTGGTGTCATCGGGTTAAGCCTAAAAAGGTAGGGGTGCATCACAGCCAAGTCATCGGGCATACCTATTTAAGAAACAAAAAAGAGCATCCTATCGGTCAGCTCAGAAAGCAGCTCAGAAACTACTGGACCCCCATCAGTCAAAGGCACATGCTGCAAAAATGGGGTAAAAATTGGCAACAAGATTTATGGCCTAAATAAATAAACCATGAAGCAAACAGCAGTAGAATGGTTTTTTGACAAACTGAAAAATCATGAAATACAAGCAGAGCATTTTGAGTTATACCAACAAGCCAAAGCAATGGAGAAAGAGCAGATGATAAAAGCACATTTAGAGGGCTGGTCAGATGCTTATGATTATTTACAAGACAATGGAAATAAACCTGCAAGACAAGCAGAAGAATACTACAACGAAACATATAACAAATGACAACACTAGAACTACATGGAATTTATCATGAATTATCCTTTTGGCAGCAATTTGTAAAAACAGACCGCTTTTTACAAGGTTGGGTAAAGAAAGTAAAAACACCCGAGCTGAACCAAGAAGTGGCTGATTTTATTTTATCTGTGCCTAATCAGAAAGTATTAGATGTAGGCTCAGGGGTTTGCTCAATACTAAATGGATTAGTAAATGTAACGCCTTGCGACCCACTCGGAGACCTTTACAAACTTATATTTGACTTTGAGAGACACAAACTAGTAGCCCCACTAACCTACCCAGCCGAGGAACTGACCTACAAAAACGAATTTGATATAGTTCACATATCCAATGCCTTAGATCATACCCAAGAGCCTAGAAAGGCCCTAGAATGTCTATTGCAAGCTGTAAGGCCAGGAGGATATTTAATCGTGCAAGGGTTTTTTAACGAGGCAACCCATGAAAACTGGCAAGGTTTCCATCAATGGGATATCTCTTTAGATGATGATGGCCTTATGGTCATTTTAGGCAAAAAAGACAAGACCATTATTGCATGGCCTCCACATAAGTTTGCAACAGTCAATTTATTAGGTCGGAATTGGTATTATTGGATAATAAAAAAATAAACATGGTAATCTGCTGTGATATAGATGGCTGCTTAACAGATGGCAAAATCTGGGTTGACCATCAAGGAAACATCATTAAGTCGTTTAATAACAAAGACATCGGGGCGATAAAGGAGCTAATCTCTATGGGCTATCAGGTGAATTTAGTAACCGCAAGCAGTTGGCCCGGTGCAGAGCAATACCTCCGCAGGTCTGGGGCTCAATTGCACATAATACGGAATAAGGAGACTATCCCTTTTGACTACCAAATAGCCATTGGAGACTCGGCATGGGATATCCCTATGCTATGTAAGGCAAAACACTTATTTTGTCCGGCAGATGCCTCTTTAGAGGTCAAGTGTTTAGATGGGGTCTATCCACTAAAAACACCCGGCGGTCAAGGAATTATGCTAGAGTTGGTACGAATACTTACTGAGTGGAATACTGATGTTGATAAGTAGTACCACTTATATTTGGTAGATTGCCAAATATTTCGTATATTAGGGGGTGAATAAAGGGTAAAAAATCAACGAGCCTTCAACCTTTCGGGGTTGAGGGCTTTTTTGTATGAGGAGAATACCAAAATCAGAGATGCCCTGTAACCAGCCCATGAAAAGCTGGCTAAAGGGAAAAAAGAAAGTGGTCAAGGCTTGCGAGAATGGAAAACAGAAAATCATCCACTTTGGCGATTCCTCAATGCAAGATTTTACCCAGCACAAATCAAAGACCCGCAGAAAGTCCTACTGCATGAGATCAGGTGGCATAAAAGGTACAGATACCAAACTAAGTGCCAACTATTGGAGCAGAAAGGTCCTTTGGAAATGCGGACAAATGGGTAAATAATGCCATACAAGTCGAGAGCCCAAGCAGCCTACTTTAACCTAAACAAAAAGAAACTTGAGAAGCAAGGGGTTAATGTAGATGAGTGAAATAGAAAGAGCAAAGGCAAAAAGCTACCCAAAAAGAAAAAATAACCATTGTCAAGACCACAAGCCGATATCAATTGGGATATAGTTGCTGAATACTTAGAAGCAGGCTGCACCGGAACGGAGATAGCTGCCATGCTAGGTATCTCAGCACCAACACTTTACGACAGATGCCAATCAGATAATGGTGTTCTGTTTTCAGAGTTTTCCCAAGAAAAAAAGCAAAAGGGAGACCTTATTCTGAAAAAAGTTCAGTTTGAGGCTGCCATAAAAGATAAAGACCGAACCATGTTAGTCTGGTTAGGCAAACAAAGGTTAGGTCAGAAAGAAAAGGCAGAGCAAGATATTAAGGTTGATGGTGGCATTAACATAATATTCAAGCCTGTCAATGAAACAAGTTGAGATACGATATACAAGTGTCTTTGAAAGGAACTTGCTAGCCTATCAGGCAAAAAAGTACAGGGTGATAGCCAACCAAGGCTCTACCCGATCAGGCAAGACCTATTCAATATCTCAGCTTTTAGCTCTTTACATACCGCACAAGGAGAAAGTAACGATTTCGGTGGTTAGTCCATCCCTACCCCATCTAAAAAGGGGTGCTAGGCGAGATATCCTAAAGATACTCGAGGATGCTGGCATCTACTCAGATGACAACTTCAACAAGACCGACAATGTCTATCACTACCCCAATGGCTCATATATTGAGTTCTTTGGGGC